TAGTTCCAGCAAACCCAGCCAATCGACACTATCAAGCAATATTAGAATGGGTAGCAGACGGTAACACTATAGAAGAGGCGGATTAATGAAATTTAGACATGCTTTTATAATAGTATTTACAGCTTGGTTACTACTATATCTTAGTGACAGTTTTGCAGCTGACTCAAATATCTATTATAAAGACCAACCGCCAGCATCAGCTATCTCACCTTCAATCTCTATCGGTGGTGCTATGGATGTTTGTGTAGTAGTTAGAAGTGGTGCTATTGGTACAGGATTATTTAATGCATCAGCTGGTATACACGTAGTTGATAAAAATTGTGAAAGAATAAAACTTAGCAGAAGTCTTGCTCAACTTGGGCTTAAGGTATCAGCTACGGCAATTTTATGTCAAGATAATAGAGTTTTTACAGCCATGCTGGCTGCAGGGAGCCCATGTCCAATAGATGGATTAGTGGGTAAAGAAGCGAAAGCTAAATATTTAGAACTAGGAATTATAGATGAAAACAATAATATTGTGGGCAATCCTAATGTCCTATATGTTAACATTCGTAAGCCAAGCCGAGACAACCACCTCGGACAACCTACTGAATAACAATACATTTGACGAGAATACTAATGGATGGACACTATCTGATTCTAATGTTAAGCGGGACTCTAATAGTTATCGTGATGCAGGTAACAGCCCTACTGTAAGATTTAAGGGTCAAACCTCAACTATTACTCAATCTGTGGATACTTCTAGTTTAGAAGCAGATAAAGAGATTACAGGTCTTACTATTAAATATCATGGTTATGGTTGTGGAAACACAGGCAATCAATGGTGCACTGCTGAAGCTGATGATACTATTGTAACTAATGTAACGCTATCTAATGGCACTGATAGTGAAGTTTCTACTAACACAGTAGCTGTACCTTTTGAAGATGGTTGGACACATCACAGCTTTACTCAATCTATTAACGACACTTTTATAACTGATGAAACTTCTATAACCTTCACTCTACAAGGAATTGATACTGGTAATTCTAATAGTTGGTTAGGTCCTATTACTGATAACTATGAGTTATTAGTAACGTATCAAGATTATGTAACTCCAGTAGTTGAGCCTGTTGTTATTGAACCTGTTGTTATTGAACCTGTTGTTATTGAGCCTATTGTTGTTATTGAGCCTACTGTAATTGGAGCTATAGATTTATCTACTGAAGTTACGTTAGATTTAATTCAAGATGTTCAAATAATGCCTGAAATACCAACTATTGAATTAACTCCTGAAATAGGTAATATGGATATCGGTGTTGACATGAACATGGATATGCCTACGGATATCACTATAGAAATGCCTACAGATATAGCAACAAACGCACCTGTAGAAATAGCTAATATAAATATGCCTATCAGTGTACCTACTGTAGAAATTCAAGTTATAGAGGTTGCTCCTCAGATTGAGACTACTCA